CCTGGCGAGACTTCTCTACCTTGAGGATGAATTCATACCCTGCCAGTTCATCCTTGACCTTCTCTTGTTTGCGACCCACAATCCAAATCGTATCCGCCGCGAAATAGGAACCGGTGCCGCCGCCGACCACATCTTTGCTATACATTTCCAGGGTCTTGTAGGTGTGATTTATCACAACCAATGGAATATCCTTGATTCGCAGGTGTGGAGTAATCATACGAAACAGTGACTTGATTGCTTTGGCTCGCGTCATATCGGCCACAGACTTCCCCTCAATCGCATCATCCACTTCTTTGAGAGATGCGAGTTGCCCGATAGAGTCTATGATTATCATAAGCGGATCGCCGCGCTTGGCTTCGGCTAACTGAATCATGATATCATGCTTGAGTTGTTCCACATCGGTGATCGGCGTGTGGAATACCTTCTTCATGTCAATACCGAAAGTGTTGAAATAGGCAGGGGGAGAACCAAATTCTGAATCGTAGAACAAGACCGCCCCATCCTTATGATGCTGCAAGAATGCACGAATCAACATCAGTCCGATACCAGTCTTGAAATGCTTAGAGGGTCCGGCGATCTGTGTCACACCAGAAGTCAACCCACCTTTGAGGTTGCCTGAGAGTGCGGCATTGAGGATGGGAATTTCTGTGGTGATGCTCTGTCGTTCCCCGAATACTTCGGAATCATCTAAGACACTAGCGATAGCAATGCTACTGGTTTTCTTCAAACGATCCATCAATGACATATCAGATTCTCCTCAAGATATTGACTAAGTTACCAAACAACAAATCTTTTCCTTTATCCGCTAACGCCAAATCACCAAACGGAATCAGTTCAGGGTGTTCCTTCTTGAACACGTCCTTTGTTGGACCGTACTTCCATCCTTGTGCTTTCTTCTGCGCCATCCAATTCTCATGTGAGGCTTTGGGACTCGCATCGGGGTTTGCCATGTGAAACTCCACCCCATTCACATTCATTGCCTTCTGTTCTGGTGATAGATGTTCCCAGGCTGGCTGAGAGTAGTCACCCCAAATATGGCAATAGGCACGGTTGTTCTCATGACAAATCTTGGCAATCTCTTCGTAGGTCAGTTTCATATTGACTCCTATAGTATAGCACAGTTGACTGAAAAAATCAAGAGGTAGTTTTGTAGTACACCCCGCTGTTGATGAACCCATTGCAATCCTCTGTGGGGCAATACCAGTGTGGATACGTGGTGTAGTCGGTGTGACCTTTTTCCGGCACCCCATAGACCAGCTTATCGGAACTGAATTCCTTTCCGCACCGGTTGCAGATACACATTGCGACCCAGTATTCGGTTTTTGGTAAGTTGAGTACTCGGAAGTTCTTTTTCATTGCATCCTCTCCAAATTCTTTGACATGTCCAGATACAACTCAACCTTCATGCGTTTTTGTTGAATGCGGTCAGCAAAATCTGTTCCCCATTTTGACACCACTCCCTCGTCCTGCAACATCGCAAACAATGCCATGAAATCAATGATCTCATTTGACAATCGGTACTCCGCGGTCTTGAGTAATTTCTCTGGGCCAGCCGGCCAGGTATGGTTCGTGCCAAATCTCAGCACTTTTGACGCGGCTTGCACCACTTCCCCGGCTTCTTCCATCAACTGAATCAATAACATCTCTCGTCGGTCCATCATGAAAAGAAATCCTCCAAGTTATACTGCTCCTCCGCATGCCATCCAATTGCATCCAGAACGATATTTAGTGGTTCACTAAATGTCTTAGCGAACTGCAAGTCCCAATCAATTGCCTTCTCCAATTCAAACTGCGGGGGAATGCGCCGGATGAAGGACATGACCGTTTCTTCAAACATGTTGCCCGGCTTGAGATTGACAAACTTCACCTTCTCCCCGTTTTGAATAATCTCATACTGATCGTCTAATTGCATCTTGCGTAGCCAGTGATTATAGACCAGCGCACCTTTGACGTGGATCGGGGTTCCCCCTAAATAAATCTCGGTGTCTACCCATCCTTCTCCCGGCTCCCCAAACATATTCTTGGCATGCACTGTGCGCACTCCGGTCTTATTGCGATACTTCTCCATCCCATTACACCCGCGAGGAAAGGCGATATCCCCGATTGGTAAGGTTGGAAATTCCTCTTTGAACTTGGCAACAAACTTCACCAACTCTGGCTCGGTCCCTGTGAGGATGATCTTGAGTGCTGCTTTGATCTTGTCTCGGCACACGCTCGGTGTTGAGGACTTGATCGCTTCCAGACCATGAATCAACATCTTGGGTTCTTTGTAGCGCACCCCTTCTGAATCCCATACATTCAACACATAGCGTTTCTTGGCAGTCCAAATCCCCTTGTCAGCCAGGGCTTCACGCTTCATGTTCAACTCTTGTGAAAACGCATGGGTATAGTTGGCAAGGTCTTGACAGGTTTCCTCTAATACCCCTTTGAGTTTTGTCTTGTAGACGGAATCCAAGAAATTGATAACCTTCTGCGTATCCGATTTGTCCTTGAATACTTTGTTCACTAGGGGCGCCATGTGTAAGTAGACCGAGTCGGTGTCACTCGCAATCACATAGTCCACACGCACACTTTTCAACAGATCATTGAGATATCCATTCAACCGATTGGCAACCCACTTGATGCCGAGTTGCCCCGCCAGCGTCACGGCTTCAGCAATGCGAATATCAAAGAACCGGAAATACTCCGACCCACATGCACCGTAGGCGGAATTCAATCCTACCTTCTTCGCTAACTGCAAGTTCTCGTACCGCGAAATCAACGCATCCAACTCTAATTTGCGCTTCGGGTCTGTGCAGAGTTCGCGTTCTTTCTGTGCCGCGAGTTGCTTGTTCTTATAGACCACACGCTGTTCAAACATCTCTCGCAAAATTTCAGGCAGGAATCCCACCTTGCGCGTATCAAAGAATTGCCCGTTCGGGGTGAGCGTGCAGTCCACTAATCCACTCAGATCAATCTTTTTGTAAAGCAATTTCTCGACCGTGACACCCTGATCTAAGATATCTTTCATAGCTTGCGTGTAGTTCTCAGGTTCAATCAAGGTCTCTGGTGACATGTTGTACTGCATCATCTTCTTAGGATACAGACTGGTTGCGTCTAATCCAATGATAGACTCCCACATGCCGATCAACGGCGCTTTCACATAGGCACCCTCATAGGCATAGTCTTTCTTGTTCTTTTTCTTTGGAGGCAGGACGATCTTCTTCGCACGCAAGAAGTTGTAGCAGATGCAATCCCACATACGCACTTGTGAGAATCCATCTTCGTAGTTGGTCTTATAGTTATACGCGAGGAGCAATGCCATGTCAATCAAGCGACCCTTGGCATTCAAGCGTTCAACGAGTTGCACGTCATGGACATTGTATTCAATGAACTTTTGAAAGTTCTCACGATAGAGCGTGTGCAGCGTTTCATACTCCGCATAGTCCAGTTTGCGTTCCTTCAATTCCACGAAGGCAATGTGGTCAAGTTTGTAGGATTCTTGGTTCGCGTTCTTCGCATACTTACGGAAGAGTTGCAAGTAGTCCAAGGTCGCACAGCCGAGCAATTGATAGACCGTGACCGGCTTACCATAATACTCTTCTTCTCGGCGGGTGATTTTACCCCACGGACTCAACCATCGCGCGGTGGCTTCTCCTAGTGCAGGGATCACATACATGCGGTTGACCAAGTAGGGAATATCAAAGGTCTTGACATTCCAACCTGAGATAATGTCCGGCGACTTCTCTTTCCACAGGGACATGAAACTACCTAGGAGTTCTTCCTCCGTCTCAGACCAGCGATAATCAATATCATTGCGGTGGGGTTTGTATTGTCCACACCCAAACACATAGTAGGTGGGGTCGGTAGAAAATTTGACGGTGACGGCGGTGACGGGTTTATCAGCCAAGTTGACATCAGGCATTCCACCATCGGAACCGACTTCAATATCCACAAACGCCGTAACGATATGCTCAGAGGACCAGTCTATTTCCTTCTCAGGGTGCGCATCAGAAATGAAGGCATACTCAAACTTGTTGTTGCCGTGAATGGTAAAGCCTGCGGTGTTCTCATACCGCTTGCACCATTCGCGTGCTTCGTAGATACTGGGGAATTGGACTTCCTCAACGGGGTTGCCTTTGAGATCATGCCACTCAACAGGAATGTTCGGAACTTTGGCAGGAATATAGAGGGTCGGAGCATACTCAAGTTTTCGGTGTACTCTCCGACCATTCTCTATACCACGGTAGTAGATATGATTGCCTTGGCACGAAACATTGGTGTAAAATTTCATGCTAAGATTGTATCACAATCCAGGGCAATTGTCAAGCGCCCAGGACACCAGGGGGAAGGACCAAACCCGACCCAAACGTGGTGTTGTAATTGTTGACCAACTCGGCAATTGGAGTGGTCACAGTCAGAATGTCCGTCACCACGAAGGATACACCGGTCTTCCAATCTTCGGTGTACTGCAAGAACGGTGCGAAGGCAATGCCCATCTTGCCCTTGGCATTCGGTTCTTCGTTCGGCATGAATATCAACTGCACTGGCTTGGTGATAATCACCGCGTTGCCGGACTCATCCTTGCTCTTGAAGTCCCCGACGATTTGCAGACCATTGTTGAACACAAGCAAACGTACCGACATAATAAACCTCCTTGATTAGTGAACTATACGCCGCTCACAAAAGGCGTGAAATCTGGCTTCTTCCAGTTTTCCGGTTTCAGAATCTTGCCATCAGCCCGGCGCTTGAGTTCCCCGGTCGCAGGGTCCACTTGCAGCTTGCTCATATTGGCATTGAAGAGAGTATCCCAGGCACCTGCCACGTCCCACCCGCGAGTGTGACAGTACCCAATCGTCACCCAAATCAAGTCCATCGCTTCCTGTAACTTGTGGGCATCGTCTGTCGCGTCAACAAACTCTTTGAATTCCTCCACCACGAACCCATGATACAGGTCTTGAATGGCTGGTGTCGCTGAGGTCACAGGGATTGGTGGAAGTCCTGTCTCACCGACTGACACTTCCAACTCCGTTGCCTCTATATGCCCCACCGCGACTTGAAATTCCATCACATCTCCACTTGCCACATCCATAACAAATCCTCCTTAGTTAGACTGCACCATCAGTTTATATTGCTCGTTCTCTTTCTCAAGTTCCTCAATCTCTGCTTCAAGGCGCAAGACACGGCACTTACGTTCCTGATACCAAATCTCTAAACAGGCTATCCGATCTTCCAGAGCCAAGGTCGGCAAGGCTTTTGTTTTCTTCTCAATGTCAAATTCGGCGGACATTTTGTTCAAGGCTTTGACCAACCCCTGCGAGACGAGGAAATAATGCTCTTTCTCCTGTGCGAGTTTTGAAAATTGTTTCTTCAGCAATTCATGTTGTTCTTCAAGTGTTTTCATAATATCTCCTACGGGTGAATGCCAGGGCTATACACGGTCTTACCGTTGATTCTGGCGGCCGTCAAGACTTCCTTCTTCTGTTCTCCAACACAAAACGCGACATGCACCCATCCACTATGAGGTTGTCCCGGTGTATACATCTCCAAGATCACCTGTTCAAACTCTGGGAGGTTCTCTGCACACCATAACGCGAGCGCACCGTTGTCAATCCCATCCACTTCAATATCCGCGGCCTGACCGTAGGAGTGCTTAGAGACCTTTGCGACCGTGGAAGTCATCGGGTTGATGGCCATGTTCAACGCAAGACACCGATAGCCTGAATTGACTCGGACCACTCCGAAGTGTGCGCGTATTGGTTCTAGTATATTATCGCACAATAGCTTGAGATTGTCAATGTAATTCTGTTCGGGAGTGTTATCAATCCCCAAACGGGTGCCGGTATCGGAGCGAATGAGTTCTTCTAGGGTGAAGTGTTCAGAGATTTGTGTCATGTTCTCCTCCTGTTACGTCCACATACCGCGACGAATTCTAATGATCGTGTGCAACATGTCTTGATCTTCTGCGTCATATCTCGCCTGCAATGCTTCACAGACCGCAAAGAGGGCATCCTCTTCCGGTGTATGTGGGTCACGCCAGGACTTGCCTTCGCGTTTCAGGTGCCAGTAAGCATGGGCATCTTCTCTTCGGGGTCGCGTATGCTTCCAGAACTTGTAGACCTGGAAAATCTCTTTAGAAAACTCCGCTTGACTCGGTGAGTCTGTCAGGCGCATACCCCACCGAAGGTGGTAGAGACCCCTACGAGCGTTGCGGGGAGCAGGAATGAACCAATGGATGAATGGAAGGTCGCTGATGCCGCGCACGATCTTCTGCCAGCGGGTCTCAAAGCCATCCATGAGGTTGGCCGCCAACTCAATCTCCACGAAATCCACCACCATCTGAAAGAGGGCGTGCATCATGACACAATCGGCATCGTGATACTTCCCCCTACGAAAGTCGGGGTGATTTTGAATGGTGATACGGTTAGATGGGCAAATCCAATAGTTGTGAATGAAAGGTAAGATTTCTTTGAAGTAGTTCATAGTCCTTGCACCGGGTTTATGATATAATCGTTCGTTTTTGCCACCGAAGTTACTGAAGAAACGGTAGGAATCCCAGGAGTGACTTTGGTGACACATGGAATCCCATCTAACAAACCTGGCACCCCTGCTTGCGTATGATGGAACCAGCCGCCGAGGCGGGATTCTGGTTGTGGCGGTTGTTGCTTGGACAGTGTGCGGTTTCGTGGTTGCTTATAGGGGCATGGCAAAGGATTGTAACTAATCTTATGGTTATTATAACACACCGAGCAGGATGCCATTCCATCAATCTGATATATCAGGTATGAAATGGGTTCTTTACAGGTACCGCAGACTGTTTGTATCATAATAACCTCAGATATGCCATTTCCTATAGGACCGATGAAACTTCTTTCGTTTCTTCTTCACTGGTTCAGTAATATGTAGGTCGCGTTTTTCTTTGAGTTCCTGACGTTTGAGGAGTGTACCGACACAGGCTTCATGGGCTTCAAGGTCATTTTGATTGTGGTTGAGTTCGTAGAGTAATAAATGCACTTCGGCATGTTGTTGGAGGGTCAGATTGCAGAGGTTGTCGTTTGAGTTCACGCCATTCATGGTACCGAAGCGTTCTAGCCATTCATGCTTCGGGATAATGTGGTGTTTTGGCAATGCCTTATCCCCTCATTTGATTTACACATTCCTAGCCTTTGCCGGAAACTTTATCTTACTTCAAGTATCCCTGCGGGATATAAGAATATAGAATCATGATGTATGGATTAGGAATTCGTTAGGAGTCTTATAGGACAAAGATATGTATACGTTCTAGTTTCCCCATTTGTGCCGGAAAAGCCCTTTACCGGCATTTATTAGAGGATTATAATGTAAAACCTCTAAAGAGGATCAAATACTACTTTCGTAGGGTTAGGATACTCTCTTCTTCCCTATCGTGTATTTAGTCTGCAAATTCCAGTCAGCCTTCTCCCGGTGCGTGATGATCTTGATTTCATGTAACGGTGCGACATTGACTAGTAACTCAGGCTTCACTAGGATACACAACCCCCACTCTGCCAGTAGGCGTGCAATGGCATTCGTGCGTGCGATATCATTGTCTGAAATGTCGGTGTCTTTTCCATCAAGGGCAAAGAGTTGTTTGAAATGGAGAATGAAATAGCGGCCACGCTTATGAAGAATATGACAGGATTGATAGAGGATTTTGTCGTTGCGTGAAGCTACGCCTATGCGTGAGAGGGTTTCGCGGCACTTGAGAAAGTCATCGGGAGTTTTGAGGGTGATTTCAACACAGGATTCAAGGTCAAGCATAATATAGCCTCACAAGTTGTGAGACTATTTAGGAAAAGGCTTATTTGGCTTTCCCTACTCTACCGCCTTTGTCGGTGAGTCGTATCACGGCTTCAATCTGTGTCGCATTGAGGATTTTGAGGATTTCCATAGCCTTGCGTGTGGAAACTTCCCAGTAGATTTTCACAGCGTCCAAGGCTTCGTTCTCCACCGGCTTGATCCACTTTTTGACCCCGCGCTTTCGGGCCCTGATAATATGCAGGAGATAGGCATGCTGCAACTTCTTGTCCAGGTGGTGCCTACGGT